ACCACGGCTACCTCGATCGTTGGCTGGCCGCCATCCCAGCCCGTTGATCGGTTTCTACCCCCACCGCCCCCGCTTGTCGCGATGACGTGGCGCTGATAGCGCAGGTGGAGGAGGGTCCAGTAGTTCTCATTGGCGCGGATATAGATGTCACCACCACGACCGCCATCCCCGCCATCAGGGCCGCCCTTGGGGATGTACTTCTCTCTACGGAAGTGCGTAGAGCCTCGGCCGCCCTTACCTGAGCGACAGTAGATCTTGACGTAGTCTACAAAGTTTGATTCTGCCATAGTGGCTCTCGTCGTCTATGATTAATGTGGTACAAAAATAAGGAAAGGCACGTGTCTGAAGTCTGGTCAGCCGATTCACCCGTGGGTGAGAAGCGCCACGCTCCAGGCACTATGCCTTGTCCTCCAACCAATGAGGCTGGGCTACATGCTGGTGGTCTTGTCCTTAGCTCAGGGCGTTGACGACCTTAGCGATGCGAGCCGTGATATCAGCGATAGCGCCGCTACCTTCGATGGCGTGGTGCACTCCCTTCTTAGCGTAGTGCTCAGCGATAGGAGCCGTCTGAGCATGATAGACAGCGAGGCGCTTCTGGATGGTCTCGAGGTTGTCATCGCTACGGCCGCTCTCCTCACCGCGCTTCAGCAGGCGCTGGATAAGTTCGTCTTCGGCGACCTGAAGGTCCAGGACAGCATGTACAGCAGTCCCGTGCTTGGCGTAGAGCGCATCCAGCGCTTCGGCCTGAGCTACAGTGCGGGGGAATCCGTCGAGGATAAGCCCCTTCTTGGGCTGGCGCTCCTGGAGTACCTTCTCGATCATGCCGATGATCAGGCTGTCGGGGACAAGCTGACCGGCGTCGATATAGCTCTTGGCTGACTTCCCCAGCTCACTACCCTGCTTGATCTCTGCGCGCAGGAGGTCGCCGGTGGAAATGTGATCGAACCCGAACTGTTCGATAAGGACTTCACTCTGTGTTCCCTTGCCAGAGCCTGGTGCTCCGAAGATCACTAAATTAAGCATCGTTGTCTCTAAAGTATGATTAGTCTTTTAGTTGATAAATATCTCTGAACATGCGACCGTAGTCATCGTAGTCGAGCCCATGACCGAGGATGAACTTATTCTCGATCTCCATGGCTACGTAGTCCGTGTGGACGTCACACTTCAAGGCCTCGGGCTTGGAGAGCATCGCAGCGATGTGGACTTCCTTAGCACCCAAGCTATAGAAGTGCTTCTGCAGATTGTACATGGTGAAGCCCGTGTCGATGAGGTCCTCGACGATGACGACGACACGTCCCTCGAGGGACTGCGTCACGGGCATCACTTCCTTGAGCTCAAAGGTACTCTTGGTCCCCTGGTAGCTGCTATAGCGAGCAAAGGCAACCTCGAAGTCTTCGTCAATAGCGTACATGAGCTCGGAGGCAAACATGAATGAGCCATTCATGATACAGACAAAGAGCGGGTCACGATCTTTAAAGTCAGCTTTCAGACGTTCCCCGAGCTTCTTGACTGCCTGGCCTATGGTCTTGGCATCAATATAGGGCACGAAGGTCAGCCCCTTGAGTACTATTTCTCTCATTGAAGGATGTTACTTAACTCTACGGTTTGCTTATTAAGAAGCCACAAAGTTAGCATTATTATATCAGACGTAGCGCACGCACGAGAAGAGGAAAGCATGAGGGCTTGCAATGGTCTACATGTAAGAGAGGCAAATACAAGCGAAATGGAGTAAGTGATCGACGATCACTTACTCCATTTCGCTTCCTTACTATCTTACTATAGTGGTGGTCCCACTTGGGCTTGAACCAAGGACTCCCTGATTATGAGTCAGTTGAAACCTATTGATAGTAAGGCTTTTACATAGGCAGTGTAAGGGGAGAGGTCAGGGGATGGGGCTATTCTGCTATGCTGACCACATACCCCTCATGATTGATTCTTGCTATAATCGTTGTTACTGTATACCCTCCAAATGAGTTCTTAGCCCTATATGTATGGGTTACAGTGTATCCTCCATCAGATGTTCTTTCCACATTGCCCCATGAAATAGGCTCATAGCTGCTTCTATCTTTAAGATTGTTCTTTATCACATCTTTGACCTGCCACACAGATCCATCTTTTGCGTTTTCAACCTTTGTCCTATCTCTTGATACATCGCATTTTGATACTCCAAAAATGCACAATGCCCCAAGGATGATAGCTATAACGAATGCAGTAATGCATCCTCTCTTATTGACCTTATCGGCAGCTTCATTGACTATATTAGCCAAATCTTCACGACCTTCTTCTCGCGCCATCTTCCTTAGTTCCATGGTGGCCTTATCCACATCGCATTTATTCAATACTGCATACTCTGTGATTGCAGATTTGATGCGGTTTAAGTCTCCGCTCATTACATCAGCCTTGAACTCCTTATTTGTCTTTCTCATAGCCTTCGCTTTGTTATTATTATGCTATGCATCTGTTACCACACCTGCATACTGCGGTCAATGCGCTCCACGTAGAAGAAGGCACGTACATCGCTTAGCGACTTCGTGAAGTCTTCGTAGTTGCTATTGAGTGAGTGCAGGGTGATGGTATTCTCTTTTCTGCTGTGCTTGATTAGCTCTTTGATTAGTATCCCCTCCTCTTCGATAACGATTACCACATAGGGGTACTTCGTATTGATGAGCCCGTAACCCCAATCTTCGGGGTACACCTCACGGCAGAGGACTATATCCCCCTCACATACGGAGCGCTTGCTGTCGTCGTCCATACTATCCCCTTTCACTCGGAACAGCTTGTATCGGTCTGATACGGCACGCTCCAGCACGACCTCCATAGTGTCGAACGCATCGTACACGTCTTCGGGGTCTTGGGAGGGGTCTTTGTCGTAGAGGAAGCCCTTGCCGATGCCCGCCTGCGCCTCTATGGGGATTATGGGGAGTGTCTGTATGGTGCGTGAGCCCTGCGCCACGCTCTCCACTTCGTGGGGCGCTCGGTAAGGCTTCTGCGGGGCTTCGTCCTCAGTGGAGTCCTTTATCATCTCGCCTTCACCCGACAGCAGCCATTCAACGCTAACCTCGGGGAAGACGTTTTTTATCTTCATTATTACTGATGTCCCAGCGCCACGTTTGACCCAATTTGATACGACAAACTCGGTGACGCCCATCTTATCTGCAAACCGCTTGTTTCTCCCGTGCTCACTACCTACGCAGTAGTCTACGAAGGCAGAAATTCTTGATGCAACCGTGTCCATATTTTGAACTTAAACAAAACTGTTATATATTTGCATTACCAAATCGCCCTTTGGTAGGAAGCCATCTATACGTTGGCAAAAGGAAATCTCAAATACCTCTCCTTGGTCTGGGCGAAGACTGGGGGGAGGTACTCCTTTTTAGGAGAATATCGCTACTCAGCTATCGGTGTTAGACGAACGTTCGGGAGTAGTGATTTAACCCCTCGAAGTAGCTGTGGTAGCCAATCCACCGCAAGGAGTCCGTAAGGGGGTCGCAGGGCGAGAAGCCAGATGCGAGGACAGCCCACCACTGGGGCGAAAAGCTGGTAAATGTTCCGTTGCGTAGTGGATAGCGCACGGAGCTGGTGACGAGGCGACCGACAGGGCACTGCGGGATACTCCACCAAAGCTCCCGACCTCATACGGACAGCTGGAGGAACAGCCCCGTATGGGTAAGGGGGCTTTATGGCTCAAAAGCTCCCTCTTGAGCTTGCGTGATAGCTTACAGAGGGTATGCATACTGAAAGATTAAACTTAGAGTGATTATGGAACAAGAAAAGAACAGCTTACTAAAGAAGTTGGAGCGTGTGGACTATAAGTTCTCAGAAGTAGCGGGAGTGTACGTTGGGATAGTCTGCAAGGTCATTGCAGTAATCGGTATAACGTTCTGCGCATTCGCACTCGCTGCCCTGCTGACCATGGTTGCCATATCTACCTATTCTGCAATTTCTTCACAGCTCTTTTGAGGTACTCCCGCGCGCTGAAGAACATAGCTTCGCTATCCATTGGGTATGCATCCATCCTCTCCAGTGCGCGGTACACGCTATTCAAGTCGTACATACCCATACCTGCCCCGTCGTACTCCCTGCACCAGCTGTTGGTAACCTCAGCGAGGTCCTCTGTAATGGCGAGCATATAGTGCGACCACACCCTATCTTTCTCGGGAGGCAGGGACAAATCGGACAGCGGAGCTATCTTCTCAAGAGCCATAACCAGCGAAAACATACGATCTGACCAAGCATCCTCTGGTGTGTATACATCCTTCTGTTCACACCAGTACCAATACCACCACCTTATCTCGTTCTCCCTATCCACCTGAGAGCGTATCCCGACGAGCGAGCCACTTAGATCCCCCAGCTCTTTCTTGAGGTCGTCTATTTGCTTTGATAGCTTCCCACGGACAGTGTCAAGAGATATAGTGCTCCACACCTGCCATCCAACAGACGCAGCGAGAAGCGCAGATAATATCGCAACAAGGACGCTTATCGTGGTGTAAGTCCAATCCATAGCCCATCTATATCAAGTTGTCACCTTTTCCACGAGTCGTCTTTGCGTGTCTGGAAGTCTGTCTATTGCGTTCATAATTGCGGTGCGTTAGTTAGCCTGAATTTTCTCCAAAAACTCCTCTCTCGACATACCAAGATCCTTAATGATGCTTCTTACCACGTGTTCTGGAACGGGGTCTTCGTGGGTCTGAATTATTATTGGTCTTGCCAGTCCTGGCTTTTTCCAGACTTCGTGCCCTCCACGTGTTCTATCCTTAATGCAACCAACGAAGATTAGGAACGAGCGAATATCCCTCAGAGTGAGGTTTTTTAGCTTCTTCGTGGACATTATGCGATAGCCTGCTGCACGCTTTGATTTGTTCTGGAGACATTATAAGCAGTACCGCTATCTATCAAGCTCTTATACGTGGGGTCTGAGGTCTGGAGCTGCTCAAGCGTTGGGGCGCTAATCTTCTTCATCTTCTTGCTCCTCACATCCCATCCGTGAACCTTGAGATCCTTGGTCAAAGTACCCCACTCAACTGTAGTTTCAAAGTACAGATCAAGGGCTTCGGCGAAATTTGCCTTAGCCTTTTCCTCGGAGTCCCCGTAGTCAGATAGGCTCAAAGATGGGCAGTAGGCGATGTAGAAGCCTTCTTCATCTTTGAACGTAAGCACTGTAAGCTCCGCCTCAAATAGGGTATACCCTTGAGGTGAATTACGCTTGACTCGTATGATATCTCTAATCTGTTCCATTTCGATTCTTCTTAAAGCTCTACTTCGGGCTGTCTGCCTATTGTGTCTTTGCGCAGTTGGGTTTATGTCTCTTAGGGAATAGGTAGTTAGCCACAAAGTAGAAGATACCGAGTACGTTGGTGGTTGTAGTCCCCAAGATGGCGATCAGTACGGGGTCTGAGAGGTGGAATTTCGCATTTTCAGGTTCAGAGTAGCCAGACATTAAGAGCAACGCCCCTACGCACACCATATAGACGCAAAGCAGGCTGAAGGTCTTGCCAGCATACACCTTTCGCTCCTCTCGGTCTTGCTTAATGCTCTCCGTCTCTTCCTTAAATCTGTTGTACTCCTCCAGTTGCTTGTTGAGCTCTATGTTGCTTACCGTCTTTTCCTCTGCATCGGGGGACTCCACCTTTATTTCCCCGTCCTTGCGCAGGGACTCCAGGTCAATAGCCATTTTTCTTACGGATCAGATCCATAACCTTACTGTAGTAATCTTTGGTGCGCTCATCGGGGATCAGCCTGTTCTCCCCTTCAATGTATGCCATACTCCAGGGGGTGCCAGGCTCATGTGTGAGAGAGACAAGATCCCTATCTGAGAGCTGTATATACCTCTTCCAGATTAGCTCCACAAGCTTTTTGTCGTCCTCGTTCTCCAGCTTGGGAACGTCAAACTCCTCCATTGCCTTCGCCATATTCCAACGGGCTATAACTGCAGGCTCTGTGATAGGGTCGTATTTGTTGTGCTTGAAGCTGTGATATACGGAGGGTATTACAGGACCATACTTCCACGCCTCAATTCTATCAAACCGAGGATCAATCAGCGGGCGCCCTGTTATAGCCAAGGAGAACCCATGGGCGATATACACGCGCTTTACTAATCCGAGGAGGCGCAGGGGCACCCCATCTCTTTTGGATAGCTCTACAAAGTAGTTAGCTACCGCCAGTGCGTTTACTTCCATAACTGAATTGATTTCTGAACGAGGCTACCGCTGTAACACGGCCTCCATTGTTGCTCCGATGCGATGAATTGATACGATGCTTATCATTATACTGCACAAAGCTACAAAAAAAGTAATTATACTGCTTTCACGACCTTAAAAGTGCAGGGCGGATATTGCACCGAAATTCCCCACGCCCGCCCGTGTGCATTATATAGTACGCGCGCGTATTAAAGCCCCACGGGCTGGTCACTGGGGGCTGAACACACCACGAAAGGCACAAAATCACGGCACACGCACTCTCAAGGCAAAAATTTTTCACGCTGAAAATCAGCTACTTACATCAAAACCTCAACAAAATCAACCCGTATATTTTGAAGTTCAACAAACTTGTTATACCTTTGCAGTGTAAAGGATGAGCAACAGCAAGCCACCGATACAGCAGAGGTCTTTGACATACTTGATACAGGCGACAATAATAGATAACTCACGTGGGTGCAATGCCCACACAGTGATTAACAATACCGCTTGCAGGCTTAGACCTATCGTGCTAAGCACTGAACGGCTCACGACCGACCCCTGGACATCGCAACGTCCCTGCAAGCACTGCTAAACAACAAACACTACAGAGATATGAACAGAGAGATTAGCATGCGTAGCGTTTTCGCACAGCTCATCAGAGAGCTTGGTGAAAGCGAAGGCAGAGACGTATTTGAGTGGTACTGCAGAAGCTACCACGTGACAATAGCCGACAACGCACCAGCCACCATCAAGCGTGAGGTGTTCGGCTTGTAAATCTCACCCTAAACAAAACAACAAAACACTATGAGTACAGAAAGAAAAAGCACGCTTAGCCGTGTGTTTAGCCTCGCTTGGCAGTTCGTCAAGCGCAACGGGTTCAGCCTTAGCGAAGCCCTCAAGACCGCATGGGCGAACATCAAGCTACACGCCCGAATGCAGAAGGGTATCGTCAAGTTCTACTACCAAAAGGTAGACGGGTCAATTCGTGAAGCCTACGGCACGCTAAAGGCTGACCTTTGCCCCGAGACGAAGGACAGCGGGCGCAAGGCTAACCCCACGTGCCAAACCTACTACGACACAGAGCGCAAAGAGTGGCGATGCTTCAAGGTTGCCAACCTCATCCACTAACCTCTCATAGGGGTAGCCCCAGTAGTTCACAAGGCGAGCGGGCTACCCCACCCCTAAACAGATACAGCTATGTACATTGAAGAGAGAGCTTCCTACGACGAAGTAGACGAGAGCTACATCCAGGGCTTGGTAGACGAGATGGCGCACGCCTTCTTTGAAGAGGGCGAGTATGTTGAAGCGGTCATCAAGATAGACGACGACCCACGTGTGAACGGCACGGCAGAGCTTATCGTGCTATTTGAGCAAGACGGGCAAGAGCTGACCGCCAGCTATAAATACAAGACCGACAACAGCAAGGTCAAGACCTTCCCCGCCTTTGACGAGGCGGACGTCAGCAAGACATTCAGATGGGCACAGCGCTATTACGACGAGTGCAACCCCAGTGACGACGGCATAGCCGAGACTGAATGGTGGCTAAATCAGACTTACAGATAATTCCCCCAGCTTATGAAACCCCTATCAGATAAGGCCATACTCAAGGTATCGCTATACCTCACAGTAGTATCCTTCGTCCTCTTCGCTTGCGGTCTGCACTTTGACGACTTTGAGCGTATCGTGGTGCAGATCCTCGCACCGGTGGTAATGCCCAGCATCATCAACGAGATGATAGGCATAACGGACGAGGGCGACTATTAGCCCTACCCATTGTAGAGATGGTTTTCTTTCATAGTGTTTTTTGTTTTACAGGGCGGGCAAATCCGTGAGGACTACCCCGCACGCCCAAAATTGACACTCACGCCAGCAATTGCGAGCGGGCGTACCCTCTACGGGTGGCCTCACCCCCGTAGGCTTTAGCTTTTTTCTATTAGAACATACTGCAAGTACCCGCCCGTGAGGGCAGAGAAAGCGAATTGCACAGCGTGATTAGCCCGTGAGGGGTCGGTCACGCGACAAAGTGAACAACATTTCCCACCACTAATTTTCAGCTACTATGTTACAGACATTCTTCACGGTCAAGCCCATAGCTTGGGTAGACCTACCACCCCTACCATTTGATAAGTATAGCGAGCGAAGAGTGGCAGAGGCTACTATCGGTAGCACACTGCTCTCTGTTCGTGCTGTAGTGTACGAGGTAGAGAGAGGCGAGACGCCCTACTTCTTCATGGCTCGCATCAACGGCATAGCTATGGGCGTAGAGTTCGCTACGCTTGACGAGGTTAAGCGCTATGTGTACGACCTCTTGCAGGCGTATATAGCCTCTCTTATCAGCCCAGCCGTCAAGGCGGACGAGGCGGACTACACCGACATAACCAACGACTAACCACAGATACAGACATGAGCCTTATTAAGCGATACTTCGAGCTGGAGACTCCCAGCTGTGTGAAGATGATGATTTACGGACAGAGCGGTATGGGTAAGACCACGCTCGCCCTGTCCGCCCCACGCCCCCTGCTTCTCGACTTTGACGGGGGCGTGAAGCGTGTGAATATAGCGCACGTCAAGGACGTAGGCACGGTGCAGGTCGGATCGTGGGCTGAGGTCAATGCGGTGCTACAAGAAGACCTTAGCGGGTTTGATAGCATCGTGGTAGACACAGCGGGTAAGATGATGGACTTCATCATCACCCACGTCTGCGGACTTCGCCAGCCCAAAATCAACGATTGGGGCGCAATTAATCTTGAGGTGCAGGGCTTCGTCAGACGACTCTCAGCGCTCAACAAGCACGTGATGATAGTTGCGCACCGAGACGTGCGAAAGGAGGGCGAGACGAACGTCTTTATCCCCGCTATCCGTGAGAAGACCTACAACGCCCTTGTGGCAGAGCTTGACCTGCTGGGGTACATGGAGACTAAGACCGAAAACGGCATAGTCAAGCGAAGCATCACCTTTGACCCCACACCTCGCAACGATGGTAAGAACACCTGCGGGCTACCCTCGGTGATGTTCATCCCCGAGATTATTGACCGATCCACGGGGCAGGTGACCGCTCCCAACAACTTCGTGCAAGCGCAAATCATCGACCCCTACAAGGCTATGATCGAGGTAAAGAGCCGAGAGGTAGCAAAGTACAAGCAGGTGATGGACGAGGTTAGAGAGGCAATTGACCTTGTCACGGACGAAGCGAGCGTTAACGACTTCGTGGATCGCATTGATAGCTTTGAGCATATCGGCTCAAGCAGAAATCAGGCAAAGCTCCTCATCAACGAGAAGGCAAAGAGCTTAGGGCTTGTGTACAACAAAGAGGCTAAGCGATATGAGCCAGCAGAAACAAAGTAGCTCAGTGGTGCGCTATCAGCTCTACCCCTCACTTATTGACGCTTACACGAACTACTCCCAGTCCGAGGTAATCTACAATAAGTATTGGGGTGGGGCTGAAAGCCCCGCACTCACGCTCGAAGAGTACGAGGCTCAGGCGTTCCAAGACCTCATCGACAAGATCAACCGAGTACCCAAAGACCTCATCAAGGCGGACGTCGGCACAGCGTTCAACGAGCTGGTAGACTGCCTCATCCTCGGGCGAAAGTCCGAGAAGGTGGCGGTAGAGAAGCTCTGCGACGAGTCGGGTAGCGTGGTCTCTCTCAAGGCGAGCTACAACGGGCGCACGTTCATCTACCCCCTGGACGCTGTGAGGCTCTTTGCGAACAACTACAAGGGGGCTATCCCTCAGATGTTCGTAGAGGGCGTGCTACCGACAAGGCGAGGGGCTGTAAGGCTCTACGGATACCTCGACGAGCTGATGCCCCTGAGCGTCCACGACATTAAGACGACAGGTTCGTACGAGGTGGGCAAGTTCAAGGGCAACGCCCAGCATCTTGTCTACCCCTACTGCCTCCGAGAAATGGGCTACACGGGCGTAGACCTATTCAGCTACGACGTAGCCGAGATAAGCACGAATATCACGAAGCAAAACCCCGAGCCTCCCGAGGTGGTAGTGAAGCTCAAAGCGACATACAGCGAAGAGTACCTATTCACTCCCGAGCGAGATATACCGCTCCTTGAGGATAAGGTAGTAGAGCTTATCGACTTCATCGAGGCTAACCGCCACCTCATCACCAACCCTAAAATCTTCGCAAGCGAATGATCTTCAACCTCAGCGAAGAGCTTGGGCGAAGGCAGTTCAAAGAGCGGTGCGACTTCCTACTACGGCAGGGCTTTCTTGTAGAGCTGACCGAGAAGCGAGGCAAGCGCACCCTCAAGCAGAACAGCTACCTGCACCTCCTACTCTCCTACTTCGCCCTTCAATATGGCGAGCGAATGGAGACTATCAAGCAAGAGGTGTTCAAACGCCACGTCAACCCCGACATCTTCCTCCAAGAGAAGGATGGTCGGGGTGTCGGGCGGTACTACGCCCTTCGCTCCAGCTCAGACCTCAACACAAAAGAGATGACCACAGCGATAGACCGCTTTCGTGACTGGTCCTCTATGGAGGCGGGTATCTACCTACCCTCACCCGATGAGGACGCACTTATCGGGGCAATGGAGAGAGAGGTAGAAGAGAACAAACGCTGGATATAGAGATTATGCAATACTCACTCCGCCCCTATCAGCAACAAGCCTCCGACTCTGCCGTCCGCTACCTCGAGAACAAGGCGGTGACCAAGGGCGCAGGGCTTATCGTCCTGCCGACGGGGTCGGGCAAGAGCTTAGTGATTGCTGACATCGTCAACCGCTTAGACGACCACGTACTTATTCTCCAACCCTCAAAAGAGATCCTCGAGCAGAACTTTCAGAAGCTGGTATCCTACGGGCATATCTTCTGCTCCATCTACTCTGCCAGCTGTGGCAAGAAGCGCATCAGTAAAGCCACCTTCGCCACTATCGGCAGCGTGTACAAGAAGCCCGAAGCCTTCCGACACTTCCAATACGTGATAGTGGACGAGGCGCACCTTGTCAATGAAAGCCCCGACAGCATGTATATGCAGTTCTTCAAGGCTCTCGGAGGCGTGCGATGCGTCGGGCTGACCGCCACCCCCTACCGCCTTTACAGCACCTCGGATGGGCAGGGAAACTTCGGCTCAATGCTTCGTTTCCTCACCCGTCTGCAAGGGCGCTTCTTCACCACGATACTCCACTCCACAGAGGTAGGCGAGCTTCTCCACGCTGGCTACCTCGCCAAGACGAACTACTACGCCGTAGACACGATACAGATAGACCGCCTCAAGGTCAATAGCACAGGGCAGGGCTACACCGACAAGAGCGTGCGAGACGAATACAGGCGGGTGGGCTTCTCGGGTAAGCTCGCCAACGTGGTAGAGCGCCTCCTATACAACGCCCAGGTGCCACGCAGGGGCATCCTCGTCTTCACGCAGTTCATCGAGGAGAGCGAAGAGCTGATACAGCACTTCCCCGACATCTCTGCGATAGTGACGGGCAAGACCCCGAAGGAGAAGCGTGAGCGCATCCTTGCGGACTTCAAGGCAGGCAAGCTCAAGGTGGTAGCCAACGTAGGCACACTCACCACGGGGTTTGACTACCCCGAGCTTGATACGATTGTGGTAGCCCGCCCTACCCGCTCCCTCTCCCTATGGTATCAGATTGTCGGCAGAGCGATACGCCCCCACGCCAGCAAGGATGCTTCGTGGGTGGTAGACCTCTGTGGCACGTACCGCCTCTTCGGCAAGGTAGAGGACTTAGAGATGGTAGATACCTCCCCCGACCACAGAGGTCTGTGGCAGATCCGCTCCAACGGCAGACCCCTGACGAATGTACTTATCCCAGCGAACTAAATAGACGAATGAATATTGCAGATCTAACTACGGATGAGCGAAGAGTACACCAGCTCACCGCTATGAACAGAGCCAAAGAAGCTCTCGCAGAAGCACACAACACGCACCCCAGCAATTGGCTCACGGGGCGAGAGGCTTGTAAGCTTCTCGGAGTCTCAATGCCCACCCTTCTCAAGGGTCGGGCAATGGGCAAGTACCAATTCGTACACTACAACCGCTCACGCTACTACTATGACAGACGCAGTCTTGAAGCAGTCCTTGGAGCAGAGGGTGCTGGAGTCGATACGTACGAGGCTTGACGAACTCCAGCGGGCGAAGAGAATACCCCTCATCGTCCGCAAAGAGGAGATCCCCGAGGTGGTAGGCTTGTCCTTCCGAGAGGTTAGAACAGCGTTGGTCGCTCTCGTGAATTCTGGGCAGATACGCTTCGGCAGGACTATCAGCAGTCAGTACTTCACACTCCCAGACCTATGAAGCTCACCAAGGACGAAGTCGCCCTACTTGACAAAGACCCGAAGGGCTTACTCGTCCGAGCTTACAGACAACACTTCCCCGAGATGAGCACCCGAGAGGTGGCAAAAAGAGTAGGGCTATCAAAGACACAAGTACACCGAATTTTGGCGGGCGATGGGACACCCAATGGGACACCCAATGGGACAGCCGATGGGACAGCAAAACCCGCTCCACAAAAGGGCAAACTCGCAAAGCGTGGGACACCCGATGGGACACCCAATGGGACACCCAATGGGACAGCCGATGGGACAGCACTCCCCACCCTCGCAGCGCTCCTCAAGCCGATATTTGAGAGCTTCTTTAAGAGCAGGACGAATATGGACTTCGTGTGGAGCGCAAAGGATATGAAGGGCCTAAAGGACTTCGGTGAGAAGCTCAGGGCATCAATCAAAGCCAAGGACAACCCACACGACGACGAGCATATAGCGTCGGCACTCCCGATATTCCTCTCCAAGATAGACGACCCGTGGGTGCTATCCCATCTATCCCCCTCCATACTAAACAGCAAGTACAATGAACTCATATCCCACATATCCCGACAACGCACTCTTACACGAGCAGAGGAACGACAGCAAGCAGACAATGCTCTTGAGGTACTCCGAGCTGGGGCTATGTCTGTGCGCCAGCGATGAGCCAGCCCCGACGCTCCCCCAGCTCTCCCGAGCGATGGATGAGGGGCTTGTGCGCTCTCTCTGCCAGCTCAAGAGAGACCCCGAGGCCCGTGAGCTGATGGAGGCAGAGGTGACGCTGGTGGTCGTAGACCTTTGGCAGTGGTTCGGGGCGAACGACAGCAGTGTGCGCCTCGCTCCACAGCTCGTGAAGCAGATAATCAACACCTACCCCCACATGTACATAGACGACCTACGCATCTTCGCTGAGAAGGCGAGGGCGTCCAGCTTCGGCAAGGTGTACGGCTCGTTCTCTCCCTCCACGATGATGGAGTGGTTGCGCACCTATTGGAACGACCGACAGCGAGCGATGGAGGAAGAGAGCTACGCCCAGCACATCTCACAGAAAGAGGCTGGCAACTACTCCGCCAGCGCATCAGATAGATACTTTGCAGACCTCGCAGACAAAAAGACGATGAAGCTAAGATGAAGCGGACACCTACACAAGACGACATACAGCAGGCGATAGCCTCCAGCCAGCCCCTCCAGCGAAGCCTCGCAGGGATTATGGCTAAGGCGGTGGCAGACACCTTCGCCAAGCCCACGATGACGCAGAGCAAAGCCTACGCAATGTTCGGCAGGGCGAACGTAGAGCGGTGGTGCAAGCTCGGTCTCCTTGAAGCTCGCAGAGCAGAGAGCGGGCGAGTAGCCTACTACACCGCAGACCTTATCAACGCACAAAACAAGAGCTTTTACTGATGGGAGACCGCTGGCATCCAATTACAGAAGAGGAAATAGACTACGCTGTCCAGCTGGTGATAGAGGAGGGCATGAAGCCTGCACCCGCTGCGAGAAAGACCGAAGAACGCTTCCGCCAAAACTCATGGAAGAGCATAGCAAACAAGATAACCAAGGATCTGCGGTACATAGAGTATGTGCAGGGGAAGCCCGAAAGCGCAACCACTATACCTATGTCGGTGCTGGAAGGCGTACGTGAGACCATAGCGAGCAACCCCACGCTCCCTATGATAGGTTGCATCCGAAAGTACATGGAGGAGACGGGGTGCCCTTTCAGCGAGGATGCCATCCGAAATAAGTACCGACGAGAGATACTTGACAAAGACCCCAACAGACCCAAGAAGATGAAGACGGGCTGGGACTCCTCCGATTACACCCTCTTCTGGTCGATGGACGAGTGGATACGCAGGGGGCTAATCAAAGCAAAAGAATAGACACACTTAATACACATAGATATGAATGAATTGAACGTAACTGGGCGAGTGCTCCAAATCCTCCCCCTCCAGCAAGGCACGTCCAAAGCGGGCAAGCCTTGGAAATCCCTTGTGTTCGTCCTTGAAACGGGCGGGCAGTATCCAAAGAAAGTACCCATTAAGCTCTTCGGTGAGAGCGTGGACAAGTTCCCCCTGCAAATCGGGCAAGAGGTGACCGCCTCTCTTGACCTTGACGGGCGAGAATGGGAGGGCAAGTGGTTCCCCGAGATTAAGGCGTGGAATATCGTCTACGCTGGCGCACAGCAAGCTACGCCCGCACCACAGCCGACCTACCAGCCACCGCAACCACAGCCAGATTACCAGAAGGCGTATCCACAACAGCAGGCCGTAGCTCCCGCACCTGCAACGCCACAGGCGGGGGTAGCCGACGACCTCCCATTTTAGATAGGATCAGACGAGATGAACCGAAAGATCATCAAGCTAGCTGGTATCATCATAGCTCAGAGCCGAGATCACACAAGCACTCAAAGAGAAGGGGGAGTACAGGTTTGACAGCAATACGGACAAGGGATATGAGGGGCTCTATCTCAACGATGGAGAGCTCTACGAGCTCCTGAAGCCTTTTCTCCGAAAGGGCTATTTCGTCGAAAGACACACCGACAGGTTCATACATCTAAATAACTATTTCGAGGTATCAAAGCACAGAGGCAGTTACAGCGGAATATGGGGCATCACCGAGGAGGATCTGGCGCATGTACTATAACACAAAACAACACAACGAACTATGACGCAGAAGACAGCGCCCACGTTAGCGTGGGATGATTACGGTAAGCTCCTAATAGGAACGGCTTACCTCTACGATGGCAGGGTGGTGCAATACACCTGCCGTAATAAGGGCGATGACGATAATCCGAAGTGGGAGCACTTTCGCACAATAAGCTACTCAAGGCTTGGTGCTGAGTTTGGTGTCGAGCTTGAAATGGACGTAAAGTTCAAAGTCAATGGAGGCGAGGATGCACAGACACGAATGCGCTCTATCCACCTATGTATGAAAGACCTTAGAGAATTGGTAAAGACGATATGACACGCGAAGAACTACTAAAAGCCCTCCGCCCGCTCGAATGGCGAAAGCTGATGGGCGTCCTTAGGTCGACCTACAAAGCAGACCAATTCATAGACGGGGAGGCGTTCATCAGCGAGGTGTACCCGAAGTGGATTACCACATTCGATAATGTGGAGTACAACACTTTGGCGGAGGCTAAGCAAGCGGCCGAGGAGTACCTCAAGGAGAAGATACTATCACACTTTAACCTCGAGGAGAAATGACACGTGAAGAAGCTCGTGAGCTGATCAAAGAGATACATTGGGCGGAGTCTCCATACACGGGGTGTATATGCGCCAGACTGCCGTATGGTCTTAGTGCATATGAGGGAGAGGGGGGGGGAGGGAGTGGCGGGGGGGGGGGGGGGGGAGGGGGGGGGGGGGGATAAGCCAATGGAAAAGCTATATGGAGACATCAGAAGGTCAGAGGTTAGGCTAAAGAAATTGGCTGTAAACTACATCGTAAACAGGAAGAAATGACACGCGAGGAAGTAAAAGCCCAGCTGGCGAAATGCCCGCTGGAGTGGAGCTGCACAGACCCATTTGATAGGGATGGGGAGAAGGTGGTAGACCACTACGCTGAACTTATGGAGGTATCGGCAGATGCAGATGTATTCTACACAATTCGGGAGGTGTTTGACGATAATGGCATTCGGACACGTGCCGCGCTGTATCTAAGTACAATGGATGTGGTACAGTACATGTACTCCCCGTATGAAGTAGTGCTGAGTGTCTACGATGATATTAGCGTGGATGAGATTAAATCCCTCGCCGAAGCCAAACGACTCGAGTCCACCTGCCGAATGCTCGGAGTCAAGGAGTAACCTCAAGGAGTAGCACCACGAACTCAAGGAATAAAATTCAAGGAGTAAAGGGGCGGAATAGGTTAACGAAACGCCCCTTTGCTTAACATATCCACACCAATAGGTTAACGAAAACGCAAATACTGAACAGATGGAAACGAACGAATACAGCAGCGCATTAAGCGAACAAATCGGAGGCAGTCACTATAAGGATATGCCTTTTCAGCCAATAAAACTTATCTCTATGCTTGATCTTGACTTCTTCCAAGGAAACGTAGTCAAGTATGTGAGCAGGTACAAGCTCAAAGACGGAGTGCGGGACCTCGAGAAGGCAAAGCACTACTGCCAGATGGCTATGGAGATGGAGAAGAGTTCACCCCGCCTATCAATGACGATATTACAGGCTGTATTTATCTCGGAAGGCTTCGTTACCTCCAACGGGCTTTCTAAGTGGGTGGCCGATATTATCGTCTATGTATACAGACGAAAGTGGAATGAAGCAGTTAAGGCTATCAATGCCTTATCTAAGGAGTACAGCCAGAGCGAGCTTGAGGCTGCCAAGGAGAACGAAGGCGGAGAACGCCTGGACGATGATAAGCCGAAGATTGAGAGGGCGCAGCAATGGCCTGTCGAGATCGTATATTTCAAAGCCCGATACAACACCCCCAAGGAGTAACTAACAACCAACTACACAGCCTATGCGAAAAACTACCACCTCCAAGAAGCGGAGAGAGCCGAAGCCCGACCCGTACGACCTATTCGTATTCCTTTGCCTAAGCTACCTCAAGACGGAGTGCGTCCGTGAGCTTCGGTTTCACCCCGTGAGGAGGTGGCGCTTTGACTACGCCATCCCCTCTCACAAGATAGCCATCGAGGTAGAGGGTGGCGTATGGACGCAGGGACGGCATACTCGCCCCAAGGGCTTCTTAGGAGATATTGAGAAGTACAACACCGCCACCGCTCTCGGCTGGCGTGTTCTCCGTGTCACGCCCGAGACCCTCACCACGGGGGCTACACTCGACCTCATCAAGCAGACCATCAGAACAACTCAGCAGACAAGCAAATGAATACCACCGAGAAGCTCACATTGTCGGAAGCGGTCAAGAGGGCGTATTCCACCCTCCCCGACTACATGAACAAGTACCTCGCCCGTGACCTCGTTATCACGGGGGTAATTCTGTACACGCACCCCGAGTGCATCGAGAAGCGAGAACGACTGCCCCGCCACTTTGCAACAGCTCTATCCCGAGAGCTGCGGATGAACCGCACCCTACTCTCACGCTCTATCCCTGCGCTCATCGTGCGCTACAATACCTGCCCCGAAGATAAGAGGGCGGTGGTGGGTATCCTTGGCGCACTGAGTGAGGGGGACGCACCGCCTTAGTAGCTCTTTCACTAAAATAGTACAAAGAGAGAAAATAAGATATAAAATGCACTCCACGAATAACAACCAAACACGCATAAATAAACAGAAGTATAAGTACCGAAAGTTATTTCACTGAAAATTTGGTGGTGTGAAAAACTTGCCTTACCTTTGTAGTGTGAGAGAGCAAGAGATGCAATCCACACGTAACTTAAAACAAGACAAAAGACAATGAATCTACCCTACGAAAAGTTTTATGAAGCGCGCGCGCTCTGCGGCATTCCTAACCTCGAAGTATTGATAGAAATACTAAATCGTCAAATTGATGTAAACCAATTCACGGCCGAACAAATAGCTGGCATAGCAAAAGCAATGGACTGTATATATAGCTACGGCATCCCTGTGGAGACAAGGTATATATAGCCCAACCCCGCCACAAGATCGAACTAAAAAGCAAAAGACAATGGATACTAAGAAGCTCAGCTACCGCCAAGGCGAGTATGCACTACCCCCAGTAGAGGGGTATGCAGACAACTACTTACTCAGGGTTGACGACCTTGTAGAGTTCGTGGGTGGCGAAGATGGCGCAGAGGACCTCGCCCGCACGCTGTTAGAGCTCAGCTACAACGAGGCTATCAAGCGCTGCGAGAAGCAAGCTGAAACGGGCGACCTTCTCAGGGCAAACAGCTCTATCGAGATTGACACGAGAAACGAGAGCGGTTCGTATGGCTGGATAACGGTCAGCACCCGATACTTTTGGGCTGATAATATTGCTGATATCGAGGTGGTCGTATATGTCGACGACCTCATGAAGGACGAAGCCGACGAGGACGACGAAGAAATAGAAGACAACGTGAAGTACAATAATGTGCTTCGGGCTCTAAAAGCCGAGGGGTTCTACCGCAAGATGAACGATGGCGAGCGTGGCGAGTTTGAGTGCATCTACGACAAGTCGGTAGAGAACTATCGCAAGCTTCACCCCGAAGAGTTCGAGGGCGAAAACTAACATCACGAGGGGGCGGGTAACACCGCTCCCTTTCCCATTTCAAAGAAAATAGTAACATATTGGCTTTTAGGTATAAAACCAATTTCTCATTAACTAACTTTACAACATACAAAGCAAGATTATGAACTACTCAGATCGTATGAAAGCCTATATGGCTGAAAACGGCATCAACGCTAAGGCCGTCGTCTACCTCACCATCGCACGTGAGCCACTCGAGCGCATCGTCTCGGGTGCTAAGACAGTAGAGTTCCGTGACCTCTCAGACCACTACATCAAGAAGTTCTTCGAGGTAGAGGGTGACGCTGTGGTAGACGTGAAGCCCTTTACGCACGTCCTCTTTCAAGCGGGCTACTCGGCTACCTCGCCCCGGGCGCTCGTAGCGTTTGCCGGGGCAGGCACGAAAGCAGCCG